ACAACTGGTTCTGGAACGACTTCTTCAACAACTGGTTCTGGTTCTGGAACGACTTCTTCAACAACTGGTTCTGGTTCTGGAACGACTTCTTCAACAACTGGTTCTGGTTCTGGAACGACTTCTTCAACTACGACATTTATATCATTCTCAGTTAAAACATCCATATTCTGAGTTTCGTCAGACATTATATATATATTGAATAAAAAAACATATATACAATTACCCTAAATATCAAATATCAAAAATTACATATATTTTTCCAAAATACATGAAGGTATTAAGTTATTTTTTATATTTTCTAATTTTTTAAAGCATTTATTTATTGTAACTTCACTTACACCACAAATTACTTTGATATCCAATTTATTTATATTCATATTACAATTTTGTGCTATAAAATACACAATTCCTGCTGCAATCGAATGTGGAGTATTATCATTAATAATATTATTATCTTCAACTTTTTTTGCAATGAATTTGGACAACATTGTAAGCTCATTGTTCATGTTTAATTTACTACAATATCTTTCTATAAACGCAGATGGTTTAGTTGAACATAATTCTGTTTGTCTAGATGGTTCAAAATTACGCTCTATATTATGTAAAATATTAACAGCCATAGAACAACCATTTGTAGCACTTGTTTTATCCAATTTAAATATTTCAGCTATTTCGTGAGCGGTTCTTGGACAACCATTTAGTCGACAAGAAATATAAATAGAAGCGGATTTAATCCCATCACGATTCATTCCCCTAAACATTTTTTGTTCTGATATATCTTTATGTATCACCATCGCATCATCTATAAATATTTTAGGTATCCCTGCATTTTGTGCCATAATAGTTATAAATTGAAATTCGTCGTATAATGATTTTTCTTTATGTGGCATGGATTGCCATTCAGTCCATTTACGAATCTTGCGCATTTCATAAGTTGATTTAGTTGAACATAACACTTTACACCCAAATGAGGATTCTACTAAAAGAGGATTGATCGGATTACCACATCTTGTAGGATCATTTGTATTCTTGTCATCTGCGCCGTAAAATCTCCATTCAGGTGAATAATCTAACGTATTTTTATAAATAATACCACACGAATTATTCGAACATATTGGAAATCCTTCTTCTGATATAACTAATATTCCATCACAAAATCCGCACATACCCGATTCTTTTATTTGATTCACTGAATTTTCGTATAAACATTCCATCTTGTTGTACGCAGTAGTAATATCTTGAGTATCTACATCAAACGCTTCCCATAATTTGGATTTATCTATTTCTGATAAGTTCGATTTCTTTTTCTGTGTCTTTTGTTTTAAGTTTTTATTTTTTTGGTGTGGTGCTATATCTTCTTTAATAGCGTCATTTTGTATAGGTATGTTGTCTGAACTATTTCTCTGTATATGCTTCTTTTTTACACGGATTACGAATGTATTATTTGTATCTTCCATTAAATTATATCTATTTAACAAATTAAATCGATATAAATAAACGCAATCAATTTTTATATGTATATAATATATAAATATGGCAGCTCTATTATCAAAACTTGCAACAAATCCAGAAATGCAAAAAATAGCGGCTAGTGCCGCTGGGAATATTGTAGATAGTGTAGCCGATGATACAAAAAAAGGTACTATTGCTGAAGTACCACCAACCGTAAAAACTACCGAAATATCTGCAGCTACAATATCTGCAAAAAGCGATGATATTTTTATACAAATTGGAGAAAAGTTATGTTCATCTATACAAGAAATAGTTGAATCCAAACAATATACGATTATTGATAACATTAGTAAAACAATTACAAGACATTTGGAAAGCGATAGTGTTAAAGATGTAATATCAAAAAAAATCGAAGAGACATTAAATAACGTACCAAATAAAGAAGAATTGATCAAAAATGTGAATGAACGAATTAAAGAAACTGTGAATGTAGAAATTGAAAAAACATTTGCAAATCCAGATACATTTGAAAAAATAAAAGAAAAATTAAAATCTATAACAGATACACCGAGAAAGACACCTGGAACAAATAATGTTCAAATTACCGGTGGAACAAGGAAATACAAGTCTAATAAGTCTAATAGAAATAAAATAAATAAAAGAAAAAAATCGTTAAAACGAAAGCAATAACCACATATAAAATGGAGCGCGCTTCATGAAATTAAATGTTTATATGTTTAGTAATCATTACCACTGTCATAATCAGTTTCCACGTCAGCTACATAATCCGGATATACAACCTTTAACCAATTCATAAAATCTTCTTTATTCAATGGTTCTATTTGTGAAGTAAGCTGTACTAAATTATCTCCGGCAAATGCTTGTGAACCTGCATGCAACTGACTCATTATAGTTGAAATTTCGAATGGATTGAAACCCTTGTTTTTTAATATTGGTAGTATCTGAGATATTTCTTTATCATTAAAATTACCACCGCGAACAGTTTTTCTTTTTTGTGTTTTTTGTGTTTTTTGTCTTTTATTTGTCTTTCTTTTATAGTTTCTTTTTTTTGTTTGTATTTTTTTAGATAGTTTTCTTTTAGTTTGTCGATTTGCCATATTTATAATATATTGAGATATAAATAATATATTATAGGTTGAAACTAATCTTTTTTTCTAATTTCTCTAAAATATCTGGACTATATACTAAATTACCAGTTGGTTTATAACTATTTATAGGTGTGTACTGTTTTTGATTACTATTTGCAACTGTATTTGCGTGTGTAGTTTTATCTCTATCTCCAAACATATGCAAATCGGGATTTGAATTATCAATTTCTTCTGTTGTTTTTTTCTCAACGATATTTCCCTTCTCATCCAAAACAACACCCAGTTTCTTTTTTATTTCATTTCTTACATAGGATGGTACCCATGTATGCCACGATACAAACAATGTATTTGGGTGGACATATTTTACAAAAAACCCATTTTTTTCTAATTGAGATACTAAATATCCTATACAATCGCCTTTATCATAAATAGGTTCTCCAACAATATATTCAGGAACTAAAAACCAAATAAATGTATCACCTTGTTTACTTCTGGCTGTATATTGGACTCGTTTATGAACACGATTTAATATTTTATTAAATATAGATAACTGTTTTAAATCTCTGCGTTGACGTTTATCGTATAAATCGTCTATATTTATCTTACTACCAGATTCTTCTTCATGATCAAAAATAAATATGGATGACATTCTATTATATTTTTATAGTTATTTTTACTATATACATATAAAAATTATATAATAAAAACTAAATTTAATAATTATATAATGGATATTCCAAGTGAATTGGAGAACATACAAAATGGAACAACAATAGATAACACTACAAAAATAAAGCATTTGGTAATTTCTGGAGGAGGTCAAACCGGATTAACCTTTTATGGTATCCTGCGAGAATCCAATAAATATGGGTTATGGAGTATAGAAAATATCCGATCTATTTATGCTACATCAATCGGGTCGTTTATAGGTGTAATTTTATGTTTGAAATATGATTGGGATACATTAGATAACTATTTTATAAAACGCCCTTGGGATAAAGTATTCAAATTTGATTTATATTCTATAATTAATGCATTTGAAAAGAAAGGCATTTTTGATATTAAATTATTTGAGGAAATGTTCTCCCCTCTATTCCTGGGAATGGATATTCCAATATCTATAACGATGAAAGAATTTTATGAATTGAACAATATTGATTTACACATTTATGCGACAGAATTAAACAATTTCGAATTAATTGATATATCACATACAACACATCCGGATTGGCGAGTAATTGATGCCGTATATGCATCATCTACTTTACCTATTGTATTTTCGCCATTCATTCATGGAGAACATTGCTATATTGACGGTGGAGTTTTGCTGGATTATCCAATACAAAAATGTTTAAATAGTGGAGCGATTTCAGATGAAATATTGGGTATATTTAAAGAAAATCCAGTTGATGATTCTACTATCGTTAATGAGAAATCAAATTTTTTTGATTATTTGATAATAATTTTTAAAAATATTATGACCAAAATATTGAATTTATATAATAAAGAGCATGACAAAAAAAATACTAAAATAAAACACGAAATTGCAGTTTTAGATAATTTTGTATCATTAGATAAAATGTTAAGTGCGGCTTCTTCATCAGAGGAACGTCAACGATTAATACAATTTGGTGCGGAATTATTTTCACAGCATATTGAGTGTACTATCTAAAAAATAGTAGAGGATTTTGTTCTACTATTGGTTTAGGTGCTTTCCTTGTTCTAGTAAGCTTAATTGTCTTATCGCGAACGCATTTGAAATCAGCATTGCGGATATAACCATATTTGCAAACATTAACGCATCGGTGAGTCAAGGGGTTTCGTTCTTTTCCATCAGGACATGATTTCAATGTTTTTTTGATGGATGAAATGCGATTTATCTTTGTTGGAGTAGAGTTAGAAATGCGATTAACCCTTTCTTTATCAATCTTAATATCAATATTATTTGCGGCTATTATTATTTCATTTAGTTTTGCAATATTAACATTTTCATTACTGATTAATATGTGGTTTTCAAAATGTTTGTCATATTTTGATAAAATACCATTTTCCAATAAAATTTTCTCAAATTCATTTAAAACTTGCTCTGGCATATATCGCATAAATACATTTGGATTAATCATATTATAAAACAATGTTCTCAATTCGCTTGCTAGCTTTGGTTCAATTAAATGTGAGGTTTTATTAAGTATATACATAAATGCAATACCAGTTCCATATATATCAATAGTTCGTATTACTCGTTCTAAGAATTCATTATAATTATTTTCATTTATATCTTTAACGATGAAATTATAAGAATTTAAGCACATTTCATCCCAGATATTTGAATTTACTGGTAATACATAATGTAAAAAAGTCTTAACATTATCATTAGTTTGAGCCCTTTCTATAAAAAATTTCTTATGTGTTTTTTCTTTTTCGGCACTACTTAATTTCGCTATTTGTAAATAATGTTTTTTATTCATATATTCCGTTTCTAGTGGGAAAGACCAATGTAATTGACCAAAGCTATATTTAGAATTGTTAGAATCGTCTCTAATTTTATCCATTGTAGTCATCAATCCAAAATCAATAAAGTTTGTTCTATTTTTTTCCTCATTATAAACAATATTCTGTGGTTTTAAGTCATGATGAACGATACCATTGTCATTAAATATTTTCAATCCCAATAAAATACGCTGTGCTTCTATCCAAAATTTCTCTATTCTGTGAATGTTTTCATCCGTTTTAGGTAAACGTATCATTTTAGTTGCATATTGTTCTAAATTATTACCACCGTCATTCATAATAAGTAAATTATATGATTTTATATCATTCGATTTAAACCGACTGCATTTATTTATGGCTTGTTTTGCAAAATCGTCATCGTTCGGTACACAAGATACAGGGTTGCCTAAATAAAATTTATTCGATTTATCTACTTGTTGTATTTTTTTATATTCTCCCATTTCAGTTCTCGAATGCTTTTTTGTCATTAATTTTGATACTTTATTAGTGTAATCTACTTTTTTATTTTTACACTTCAAACTAGGTTTATGAACGCATCCATAAGTGCCTTCACCAATTACATTTGTTGCCATTATGATATAATATACTATATAATACTATATTATATTATTCATCTGATATCATCTAAAAATTACGATAATATTGTATCTACAAACTTTTCCAATGATGATTTGCTAATCTTTGCATCAAAGTCAACCGTCTCTCCATCACTTAATGACATTTTTAATGTAGGGTATGAATCGATACCGTATTTATCAATGTAATTTTGGACTTTTGCTTTTTGTTCAGGATTATTATCATTACTATCTTCAGTGCAATCTATGTCATGACATACTATTTTATAACCATTAACTAGTTTTCCATCGTATTCGTCAGAAAAACTCTTCCAATCTGGTATGGCCTTTCTACAATGAGGACACCAATCTACATGAAAAAAGAATATATCAGCAGTTTTATCCTGCGGACTCGAATAATTTGCTACATCTTTAAATTTATTTTCAGATATTTTAGAAACAGCAAATTTTTTATATGCATAAATACCTACAATAATAAATATAAGAAGTATTACAAAAATTAGTATGTAATTACTGTACGGACGAATATACTTTAGGATTAAATTAACTACGTTTAACATTATTTGTATATATTTATAACATATTAAAATATCGATATAAACTAATTCATTTGTTAACAAAATATAAAAATCAGCATTTATAAATTTATCATTATTATATAAAAACTATAATTCTATACCGTTTGACGATATGAGAAAAACAGTTAAGAGAACTTCAAACAAACATAATATTACTGTTAAAAAACCATTCAATGAAACGGATTATCAAAGTAATGATGGTATGCTTACTAGTGTATGGGGACCAAGTGCATGGCATTTACTTCATACGATGAGTTTTAATTATCCAGTTAAACCGTCTAAAGAAGATAAAATACATTATCGCGATTTTATATTAAGTTTAAAATGGACATTACCCTGTGGAAAATGTAGGAAAAATTTATTAAATAATTTTAAAAAATTACCATTGGAAATGAGACATATGAAATCGAGAGCTACGTTCTCCAAATATGTATATGATTTACATGAATTAATCAATACTATGTTAAATAAACAATCAGGGTTAACATATGATATGGTTCGTGAACGATATGAACATTTTCGCTCTAGATGTACCAAATCGATTCAAGAAATGGAAGATATATTAAGACAACATAAGATTAATACTATGCAAGAGAATGAGAAAGGTTGTGTAGAACCACTATATGGAGAAAAATCCAAATGCATTTTGAAAATTGTTCCTCAAACTGAAAAATGTGATACATTTCAAATCGATAACAAATGCATTAAACGCAAGCTATAATCCAATATGATAATATAATAAATAATATATTATCATCTTGCCAATTACATTATAATTTGAGTATTATGGAATTTTAACATATGATAAACTACTTACATGTAAACCTGCCAAAATAGATGGTTTGACACCAGTATCTTTAGCACAATTTAAGCAAAAACTGATATCATCTGATATTAAATCGCATTTATCACTGCTAATTTGGTGAAGGTTTAAACGGAAAAATGGATATTGCATTTTTTCAAATATAGAACGATGAATTCGAACAAATCCAAATTCAGCATAATCTACCTCTATTAATCTATTCGGATCACTTTTTTCTACATTAACAAGATCTTCATATGATATTACAGGCATACTACCATGTTCTTTATGAAATTCTTCGTCCCATTTACCGGCAACTACTATTTTAGTACCATTATCTCCATTTGAGGATTTCCATCCGCATACAAAAGGATGTTCCGTTTTAGACAATGAATCTAAATGATCTTCTGTAAAAACTATGTCCTTGTCTACAATAATATAATAATCGATTTCTTTTGATGGAACTGGATTATTTATTCCATGTCCAAGAGTAGAAAGAATATTTTTAATAATACATGTATTATTATTACCAACACTTGTAAGAATTACACTTTCATTTTTATCACACCACGATTTCAAGTTTAAAATTTGTGGAATTAATGTAGAATTTACACTTTCGCCGAGTGGTAATAGAAATACATTTTTCACCATTATATCCAGTAATTATACTAGTACTACGTTAATTTTTAAATAACTTTTTTATAATATTTAATCGCTTTTAGCATAAATTACGAATAATATGAAACGAAAATATAAACAACATATATATAGATCGAATGTCTCTTTTTCAAAATATGGATAGTTCTAATAATATATTAGCATATCAAGAAAATAAAGTAGAAAAAACTAAAATACCATTTTGGGGAATAAATCCAAATGTATTATTTCAAAGTGAATATATTTTAGAATTTTTTCCAATTGAAGATATGACTTATGAACAAAAATTAAATGCTTTAACCAGAAGTATTATAATTTTAACTATTATTGGTTTTTTACTATCACAGAGTTTTCGTATTATCTTTATTTCAGCAATTACAATATTAGCTATATTTTTACTTCATTATTATCAACAACGTGAAAGCGATAAAGATAAAAAAATTATAGAAGAACATTTTGAGAACCAGTCCGATGAAGTAATTGCAAAATATGGTATTTCCAAGCAAAATGTATTTGATAAACCGTCTTCATCGAATCCTTTTAGTAATGTTTTAATTACAGATTATGAATACAACCCTAATAAAAAACCAGCTCCACCGTCATTTAATAAAAACATTAATAAAAGTATTTTAGAAGAAGCGAAACAGTTAGTTAGTGAATTGAATCCAGATCAACCAGATATTTCTGATAAACTTTTCAAAGATTTAGGAGAACAATTTGTATTCGAACAATCGTTGCGTCAATTTACATCCAATCCTAGTACTGTAATTCCAAACGATCAAACTGGTTTTGCTGAATTTGCATATGGATCAATGGTATCTTGTAAAGAAGGTAATCTGTTTGCATGTGCTAGAAATATGGATAGATACAACAAATATTAAACTCTTGGATATTTTAAAAACATATTTAATAATTTAAAATTAAATATATTTAACTTGAAATTATGTATTCTACTATATTATATACTATGAGTAATACAAGTGATTATTTTTTTAATAATATGGGAAGAATAGGTTCAGATTCTGTTGATAACACACAGAGAAATATTACAAACACTCGCTATGCAAATTACATGTTAAATGATAATTATAATGGATTTCTATCAAATTCACATGTTGATTTTGCTACTTTAGCACCTTCCATTAATTTTAGAGGAACCGGTGGCGGAAGTGGTTTACCTGGAAGTGTAGTCGACTTTGATTCCCTTTTATTACTTAAACCAGAACAACAACGTGAATTTGAGAAACTACAATTACATCAACGTCCTTTTGCTACTGTTCCTTATTTAGGAAGAGGTTCAAGTAATCCAGTATTAGAAGCTCAATTACAACAGGGTGAAACTGTTCGCGATATGAAGAGTGCGTCTACTATTATGGACAAAAGTTTTGTTGAATATAGCAATTATCCATTAATGGATAGTGTTAAAGACCGCATTACTAATCCAAATTATTCTGTAGAAGAAGCTGCGTTAGATGGTTGGGTTCGCGGTGGATTACCATCACGTGAAGTAGCCAATGATACTAGTTATTATAAAAAATAATTTAACAAATAATTTAACTTGATTCAATTAATATAAACATTTATTTATTGTATTTCATATTATAGTACTATGCAATACAATATTGAGCATACAGTTCATTATACAAATAACTTCGAATATCGTAAATGTATTCGTGAAGTGTTCAATATGGATGCTGAAGGAAAACAACCTGATTGGAGTAAGATGGATGAAGATATTGATGAAGAAACAAAAGATGAATTAATGTATGATCCGGACGCTATGTTTCAAGGTTTAGATTTTATTTATGAGAAAACACAACATAATCCATTGTTTAAAGAATTATATGAAATAGCTGCTGCAAAAATGATTTCAGTAGATCCAAATATAGGATTAGCTGTTATATTTTCTTATGATTATTTTCATCTATTTCATTTATGTTTAGCTGATTTCTTTAAAAATCCAGATTCTTTCACTCGTGAAAACATAAATTTTGTAAACATGAGGAATAAAATTTATTAGTTGGTATTATATTATATTATATATTATATACATAATATAAGTACACATCATAAATGGCATCTACACGTAATAAAAATACTAACGGAAATTTTGAATTAGAAAATAGGGCTAACCTAGGACAAATGTTATATAATATCGATCAAGGATGCGGTATTCCATATAAATCCTATTTTGCAGATCATTTACATACAAGAGGTGATTTTTTATTATTAAACCGCGATAATGACGTACATTCATCTTACGTTCAATATCATGGTTATTGTATTCCATATAAATCATTTCATCCAGGAGATGGATTAATCGGTGCAAAAACTGCAAGAGAAGTAATGGCGTTTAATGCATGTGATATTGAATCCAAATTATTTGGTATTGGAACAACCAATCTAGTTAAACCATTACCTGAAATTCAACCAAAGTTTAACGATGTTGATGCTAATTTGCGAGAACTTCAAAGTTTGTCTATAATTGATCGCGTAAAATTAGTTATGCCTGAACCATTGAATGTATCGAATACCGAAAGATATACGTTTTAGACCTTTATTCGCGAGCTTTTCTTGAAAATCGGTTAAAACTATCCTTCAGTTTATGTTTAAATGTATTATTTTTTACGTGTTTATGATTTTTATTTACTATTTCTGTTTTTAATACATACATCTTTGGGATTTCAACTGCGGGTTCGTCTAATGTATAATTCGTATTATCATCGATTTCATTGTTTGATATATCATTTATAGTTTCATTTATAGTAGGTTCGTTTATTTCACTAACACTAACATAAAATTTTTCAAAAATAGAACTTAGATTACATTCTTCTAAATTACCTTTTTCTGGTAATTCATTGCAATCCTCAAATTGAATATTTGCAAGATTTTTTTGCATTTCATATTTTTTTCCATTTTCAAATATTTTCATAGGAATACGTATACATGCTATTACATAACGGTCATTATTTGATTCATTCATATTCAATTATATTATTGAATATGACATTATTATTATGGGTTTAACGATAATTCGTTAACGCGTCGTTCATTATCGCGTCTTTTTTGGGTTTTGTTCAGTTTGGATTTTAATGGGTTTAGTGTTGGATTTAATCTTTGTGTTTTTCGCATTGTTTGTGTCTTTTCAATATCTGATTTATCATAAATTTCGGAGAATGATACGTCATTTTCGGGTGTATCTGTTTGTGTTTTTACAACATCTGGTTTTTCATAAATTTCGGAGAATGACATTTCATTTTCTGGTGGATTTGTTTGGGTTTTTTGGGTTTTTTGGGTTTTTTGGGTTTTTTGGGTTTTTTGGGGTTTGACAGTTTGTGGATTTGTTTGGGTTTTTACAACATTCGATTTATCATAAATATCTGAGAATGATACGACGTTTTCTGGTGTATCTGTTTGGTTTTGATTGATCAATGTATTTGAAAGTTTAATTGGCATTTTTTTGACAAGTTCCAAATACTTTTTTTTAAATTCAAGTGAACCGCCTATTACATTATTATCATCATATGATGTTTCATCGTTTAAAAATTGTATTATTTCGTTTTTATCAGATTTATATAATGTTTTATCTTTGAAAAAATCATTACTTATTGCTATATAACGATTAAAATGCTCATCAATTAAATCATCAAGTATTCCATAAAATGCTAAGGAATCGTTAAAGTATCTTTTTATATTCAATTGTTCTTGTATTGAATTATTACTATAATCTAGTTTTAACAACATACCATCTTCGATATTAAAAATTTCATCTAATTTGGTTTTAACATTATCATTAATATCGCAAAATAATTGCAGTGGAAATACCGTGTAGTTTTGGTCTTCTATTGTTATTAACTCATAATTATTTACAAATATATCAGCCACCTTTTTTTCTGCGATATTAACCCAATATAATATACCGGGGTTTAATAAAATATTCATCGGTTCAATATATTTAACATGTATTGATGTAAAGTCGGCATTAATATCATTACGGTTTTTATTATTATAAATTAATTCTATTTTTCCTATAGTAAAATCATTGGTTGTGTTTTCTTTAAAAATAATATAATCATTCAGGTTGTAATTAAATTTGAATGTTTTATATCCAATGTCAACATTTTCTATTTTTCCCGAAATACCCTTTATATTTTGATATACTAATTCCTTTTCTTTTATTATTCTATTAATTTTCTTATAAATATTACCTATTGGTATATTTTTTGTTGTATTCAGTTGCGGGATGGGTCCATTCTTTTGTATATTTTCTAAGGTATCATTTAACTTTACAAATAAATCCGGTATTTCTTTGATATATATGTTCTCAAATCTTGTTTTAACATCATCGTTTATCTCATTTATATCAAGATTGTTAATTTCATTGTTTGTTTGATCTATTATTTTTTTTATGTTTTTAATTTCATTGTTCGCTAATTTAAGCTTTTCATATTCTTTTAATTCTTGTTTAAATTCAATTAATTTATCATTAACATTTTTTTTTAAATCCATTTATAATAATAGTATAAATTATATTATTATATTTTTAACTTCTTCTATCCAAATAAAAATATAAATGATTATTTTAAATTTATATTTTTGAAATATTTTGTATTGATACGCTTTTGCATATTCAGATATGTTATTCTGTTATGTTTTCTGTTATGTTTTCTGTTATGTTTTCTTTATATTGAATTAAACAATCTCTTACTGAGTCTTTAATGTGTTTTACATTTGGATAAAGCTCTTTTAATTTGGATACATCTAAATAATTATTTGATCTACCTGCAGCTAATAAATTTTTTTGTTCTTCAAAATTCATATTTTTCCAAGTAAAACTAGGGTCTATGATTTCTCTATACATTTCTAAAATTTCATTATGGGTAATTAATCCAGGATTGGTTAGGTTTATAGTTCCAGTTACTTTATTTATTACCATATCTATCATAATAGGTATTAAATCAGGTAATACTGTCATTGAATTTGGTATTGAGCAAATTTGTTCATAAGTAATTAGTTTTGTAATAAAATTTCTCCAGTGATTATTGGCAGTTAAACACATACGAATTCTTAAATTCAGTGTGTTATCAAATAAATGCATTAGTCTATCTGTAAAACCTTTTACGGTTGAATAATTAGAACCAAAAAAATTAGGTTCATCAGATTCTTTAAAACCTGAATTTTCACAACCATATGGATGAAGTTCGTCATATTCGAATAAACAACCCGTTCCTAAATAAGTAAAGTGAATTGATAATTTTTCACAAATTATTGCTAATGCAACAGGTGAATATAAATTATCTCTAATATTTTCACATAATTTACTGGGATGTTGTAAATAATCAATAGTTTTATAATTTGGTTCACTAATATTTCCATGTGTTCTGCCAATTAAAGATATAATATGAGTTGGATTAATTTCAGTAATTTCAGACATTAATTCTTTTTGATTAACCGCTCTTTGCATTCCTTTTACATATGTAATATTTAATTTATCTAGTTCACGTAAAACTTGTTCTCCAATCCAACCGTTATAACCGTAAATTAATATTTTCATTATTATTATATATTGACATAGATATTTATATTTATATATGTTAATATACAAAAATATAAATATAAATATAAATATATAAATAAATGTATAAATAAAAAATGTACGAAGAGTATGATATTATTGTTGTAGGTTGCGGTCTAAGTGGGTGTGTTATTGCTGAAAGATATGCGAATTTATTAGATAAAAAAGTTGTCATTATTGATAAACGCGAACACATCGGAGGCAATTGTTATGATTTTATAGACGAAAAAACAAATATATTATGTAGTAAATATGGACCACACTTTTTTCACACGAATGATGAAGAAGTTTGGAAATATATCCATACATTTGCAGAATGGGAGAGATATGAGCATAAATGTGTAGGAAATATTGATGGTAAACTAGTACCTATACCAGTTAATATAACAACAGTTAATATGCTATGTGATGAGAACTTACAATCAGAAGAAGATATGGATGAATGGTTAAATAAAAATCAAATTAAATGTGAAAATATAACAAATAGTGAAGAAATATCATTATCATTAGTTGGCAGAGTACTTTATGAAAAAATTTTTAAAAACTATACATTCAAACAATGGGGGAAATATCCAAATGAACTAAAACCGGAAGTCTTAGCAAGAATACCTATTCGTAAAAATTTTGATAATAGATATTTTACTGACAAATATCAAGTTTTACCAATAAAAGGTTATACTGAATTTTTCAAAAATTTATTAAATAATAAAAATATAACAGTTAATTTGAATACTGATTTTTTTGATATTAAAGATAAAATTTCCAAAGATAAAATTATTATATATACAGGTCCAATTGATCATTACTTCTCAGAGTTGGGTTATGAAAAATTAGAATATAGAAGCATAGACTTTGTTTTTGAAATTTATGAAAATATGAACTATTACCAAACTCATACACAAGTAAATTATCCAAATTCAGATGAAAAATTTACAAGAATAACTGAATATAAACATCCTTATAACCAACAATCAAAACATACAATTATTACTAAAGAATATAGTAATTCATATGGTGAGCCATATTATCCTGTATTGAATAATAAAAATCTAGAATTGTTTGAAAAATATAAACAATTAAGCATTGAAGAAACAAAAAAAAATAATATTCATTTTATTGGAAGATTGGCAAATTACAAATATTTTAATATGGATCAAGCCATTAAAAATTCACTTGACTATTTTAACAAATATTTATCAGTTAAATCATATAATATAGTTGTTGCAAAATATAAAGAGAATATTGATTGGATAAATGAATTAGATAAATCTAAAATTATTATTTATAATAAATCAGATGAAGTCATGGAAAACGCAATAAGTATACCAAATATTGGAAGAGACCCTGAAACGTTTCTATATCATATTATAAAAAATTACGAAAAATTACCAGACTATTTATTTTTCTTACAAGGAAATCCATTTGATCATTCTCATGTAAATAAAGATGAATTGCAAAAAAAAATAGATGAGATTGTAAGTTCTAATGAAAAAATAGATGTAGTACCTTTTTTTACAGATATTTACTTAGAAAAACATGATACTTATAAAGGGTTAAATACAAAAGAATATTATTCATTATTTTTTAACGGAAATATTCCTGATATGTTTGAATTTTCTCCTGGTTGTCAGTATATTGTTTCAAAAAAAAATATATTGAATAGACCAAAAGCGTTTTATGAAAAAGTTTACAATATGATACATAATTGTCAAATTGTAGATGCAGATACTGCACATCATGGTACAAATACATTTGATTACAATTATATAAATGTATGGACAGTAGAACGATTATTATTATATATATTCACTAATAATTTTGAACTATCCGATAAAATCAAAGGGTTAATGTCAACCGTTATTTAGATCGTGTGATATGAAATGCGCAAAATCGCATTACACCTTTGCAGATTATATGATTCATACGACATGTATTTTTGTTTTACGATTTATTCTAAACCACTTGATAAATAATTTAGCATTTCTTTATTATTTATCGCATTATACATAATTTTGTAAATATTTGAATATTTGTAGCAATATTCATTATTTGAAACCCTAATTAAATTTAACAATAATTTTAACTGTCTCTTTCTTAATACACTTACATGCGGATACTGATAATTCTTCGCGCTTTTTTCTTGTTTTCAAATTCTCGTCTAAACACATTTTACGTTTTGAAGTAGTGTTACGTGCATTCATATCACTTTCTATGATATCATAGTTATTTTCAATAAAATCTAAGATCTTGTTCTCAATCGCCCATTTGAAAAAATTCAATTGTCCGATGGTTGTCTCCATATAATTTTCATCATCATACGGAACTGTAATCCTTTCCCACCTACAGAATGGATCAAAATTACGTTTACTGTACGCCTTAAGCTTTAATTTATAACTATTGTATACTTTGAATCGCATTGACTCAGTATCGTTTTCTTTTATTTCATATACAGTAAAGAATTTTTTAGCAAAATTAGTAACAAACCAATCTACAATGCGAAGTGATATTTTAGATTCGCCATTTATAATACAGGTCATTCGCTTCAAATATTCGCGATTTTCATAAAATTTCATTAAATTTTTTAATAATAACTCATTTTGAGTATAACAATGATTATTTGCCGACAAAGACATAGAATATAGATGATGTAGGTAGTAATCATTTTTTATATTCTTTTATTCGAATTTTTGTTTTTACGATATTTTCATCTATTTACATCAATTACATCAATTATAGATTCACCCTGATATTTTCCCTTTATTTTTTCGTTGAAAATTTTGATTTGTTCGTCTATATCATATTCTATAGGTAATACCATTTTTAAATTTTTGGATATTCCATCAACACGTTTATCATAACATAGTTGTTCTTTGTTTCTGGAAAAGACGATAGATACATATTTTGGTAATTCTCGTTGGTTTTTTTCCGGATATATATCGTTTTCCAAATCATCAACAACTTTGTTGGCTTGTCGCAACTTTTCCATTATCGAAACTTTTTCAGATTTTGTCGTTTCCCATATTTTCTCCAATTTTGGATGACCTTCTACGCGAAAATATTCTCTGCTCAATTTTTTTTCTTTATTATATACATTGTGATAATATACAACATATTTACGCAACATCGATTGTTCAATGCCTTCAGGCAAAGGTCTTGCGTTTTTTTGACGCCCTCGTTTAGTTCCGGGCATAATGCCTATTGAATTTTGTTCTTGTTCTGTTCGTGTCGCTATACGTAAATTATCGTATGTATTATTAAGTGGATTTCTATCAATATGGTCAACACTAATATCCGCAGTTCCTTTTCCATTACCATAACAACCTGTTATTATTTGATGAATATATAATATACCTCCATCTTTTGGGATACGACTACATACATAACCATTTTGTAATAAATACCAAGTTAATTTTTCGTTTATTCTTTCTTCAAAATCCAAAATTTCGTTGTATGATTTTTCGCATAATTTTACAATTGTATTTTTTTCACAATACATTAATATGATATTTTGTCCATTTTCTTCTACAATCCATAACGGGTTTTTCATTTGATTTGCAGAATTACCTAGTTCATTTATATGTCCTCTAATATATTTAATTATTTTGTGTTTTTTTTCAATTTCATTATGATATTTATGATATGGAATTACATTACTTTTTCGCAAATCATATTTGTTATTATTATTGAATACATAATTAGTATTTTCTATATCAAACCCGTATAGAAATTCTATTAAAAAGTACTTTTTATAGTTCGAATTGTAATTTGGATAGTCATAATTTTCATCGTAAATGAAATTTTTTTTGAAATTTAATATTTTCATAAAGTCATGGCAATCTATATAATACTTTCTATCGTTGTATGTAATAATATTACAATTTAATTCATCGTCAAATGAGTAAGTAGGTGGACATAGTGGTTGGTTCAACATAATATATGTTATATTTATTTATAACATGTATTCTTTATATTATTTTAATTTTAATTAAATTAGTTATTTGATTAATTACTTTTAATTTGAATATGCTACGCCTGCCATACCTGACATGACTCTCAATACGTTGTAGTTAACGGCATAGACACGGACCTTGGCAGTGGCAGTACCGGCAACAGTTCCTGATGAAAGAACAAGTTGAAGAACAGCGTTATCAATTCTTGAGAAGTTGCATGTTCCAGATGGTTGGTGCTCTTCTGGGCGAAGGGCGAATGAGTATACGTTGATACCTGTATCTGGGGCACGGGTGTGGTGTTGGAATGGTTGGACAACGTCGAAGTATGAACCTTCACGCTCAGAGAATCTGTCTTGGCCGTTAAGTTGAAGCTTAGCGGTGACAACTGGGTTCTCACCCCAACAGTGCATGTCAAGGGCGGTTTCAGCAAGAACGAATGTTCCGGCATCAGAGACAGATGAACCAGTATTGGTAGCATCAGTGAAAGGTGCCATTTTTGTACCAGCGGATGCCCATTGAACACCAGCAGCGGAAGAAGCGGCATCAAGAGCACCTGCCATTTGGAAAAGACCAGATGCGTTAATGAAGTTAGTTGAACCAGATGTCTCAAGTGGACCACCGAAAGCGTGGATGGCGTTTGGAAGAGCATCGACTGCATCAGTGTAGTTGAATGGTTGAGCACCAAGAGTCTTGTAAAGGACGGTGTTTGATGTTAAAGATGAGCAGTAATCGACGTTGGCATCAGGTTGAACAACCCAGATTAACTCCTTGCAAGGATGGTTGAAGTTAAGCTTGATTTTGTTGGATGAGGAACCGACTGATTCATCACCAGTGAATTGAAGTTGCTCGAATAAATATTCGTGTGGGTTTTGTGCCATCTTTCTACGTTCATCAGTATCAAGGAAGATATAGTCAACGTAAAGGGAAGCAGCGACAAGGGATTGTTGGTATGGGGTGGTTGATGAAACATTTGAACCATCAGTTGATGTAAGTGATTTAACAGCCCATAGACATTCACCAATTGGTCTAAGATCAAGGTTGATCTTAACTTCGTGGTATTGAAGGGCAATTAATGGAAGGGCAAGACCTGGGTTTCTGCAGAACCAGAAAAGAAGAGGAATGTAAAGGGTGGTTTCTGGAAGAGCTTTGCGAGGAGCGCAGACTTGGGATGGGGTTCCTGCAGCAGCAGAAACACAAGGACCATTGATATCAGCGAAGGTTGGGTCAGTGATGTAGGTAAGTTGTGTGGTGTTACCAATCATCTTGTAATAACCTCTTTGTTGTTCACTGGTTAAAGTAACTTGGTTCCAGATGTGCATCCAATCACCGTATTGACGGTCAATTCTTTGACCACCGATCTCAACTTCAACTTGTGCTACAAGTTGCTCACCGATGAAATCCATCCAACGAGCATATACATCACCTGAACCAGAAGGAACTGTTGACATAGATTGGTTGATCTCTGGAAGAGTTACTTGTAAGTAGGTTCTGTATGCAAGATCACCATTTCTGGAGATAGTGCAGGTAACTCTGCGACCAAAATCGGCTTGGCCAGAGAAAGTTTGCTCGATTGATTCCATAGCAAAGTTTGTGTGTCTGCGGTATGAGACCTTCCAGAAGGTAATCTCAGGAGTGCCAGTAAGGAAAACATCTTGTGCGCCGTAGGCGACTAATTGCATTAGAGCTCCACCCATTTTGTATATATAGTATACCTAAAGAAAAAAAAAATCAAAAATAACACAATTAATTATTAAATTAATTTTATATTTTAATCAATAAAATATAAAACTTCTAAATATTATCCGTCGTAAGGAATATCATAAACAAAAATACCAATATATTACAACCCCATATTCTTTTCAATGAATTTCTCTAAATAATCTGCCATAAAAACTTCACGCCTACCTTCATGCTTTTTTGTAAAAACATATTGGTCTTCTATTTTTTTTACACTCCAACCATTATCTAAAGCATTCATTATAAATTTCATTTTTTGTTGTATAGCAGAATCTATTTTTATTATACTTGCTTTTTCCATTATACCCTAAATGAAATCTATATAGAATTCAACCAATATAAAATACAAAAAATAACTCTAAAAGTATTTTTTACTCAAAATATATATAGAAATTATAATATACAACACATATAATCGAATAGTACTAAAAATAATAAAAATGAATCGCAAAAATGATCCAACTATCCATACAATTGACAAAAAACACAGTCAATTAATGGAGCAATTCGAACACAATGAAAATATAATAATACCAAAATTACTCGAAGAAAAGGCAAAGCTTAAAAAAAAAGCAAAAACTCTTACAAACTCAAAAATCGAAGAATATATGGAATTGCATGATAAAATCAATGCAATTAACGATGAAATTAAAGTTCTCAAGTCTAATAAAAAACAATATTTATTAGAAAATTCTAAGCATATTTTTAATTATTTTGAAGCTAAAAAGAATATCTCCAGTGGAGATACAAAAAATGTAAATGTTCTCAATTCTTTCTTTAAAATTAAAGATAAAAATGAAGATGATGATAAACCCGATAAAACTGATATTTCTAAACAATCTATTATAAACTATTGGAAAAACGTTAATAATGAAATTACCAATATTCAAGATTTTGTAATACCTACTGATATATGTGTATTCTGTTCTAAGGGGGAGATGATTCCACAAGATGAAGAAGGAATTATGTTATGTAATAATCCGGCTTGTAGTAAATTCATAAATTATATAATGGATAGTTCGAAACCATCTAATAAAGAACCACCCAATGAAGTATCATATACAGCATATATCAGATTAAACCATTTCAAAGAAATATTATCTCAATTTCAAGCAAAAGAGACAACCCAAATTCCTGAAAATGTAATTAATGACATTCGTAATCGTATCAAAAAAGAACGCATTCAAAATTTAGCCGAAGAATTGAATTATGATAAAATGCGAGATATATTGCGCAAATTAGGATACAATAAATACTTCGAACATATACAATATATTAATTCTATATTTGGTATTCGTCCACCCATTATGAGCGAAGAATTACATGAGACTTTATGTATATTATTTATTGAAATTCAAAAACCATGGGCGATTCATTGCCCAGCAAATCGCACCAACTTTTTTAATTATACTTATACATTATACCAATTATGTGTTCTATTAGACCAAACACAATATTTGCCTTATATACCATTAATGAAAGATCGCGAAAAACAAATTGAACAAGATCATATATGGGCAAAAGTGTGCAAAGATTTAGATTGGGAATATCATCCTACAGTATAAATTGTCTATTCTAACTATTCTAACTATTCTAACTATTCTAACTATTCTAAATAATATTACAAATCGTTATAATATTATTATTTACGTTTGGTTTCTGAATCTATAAATTTATAGACCTCTTGGGAAACCAACTAGGTTGGCACCAATACCGAAACCTGCACCGCCACGGGCAGATGATGCCATGGTTGGAACGAAAACGTCAAGAACTGCGAAAGTAGCAGAAGCCATTAAAGCAATGATGACTACTTCCTCAACGTTAAGGGATTTCTTTGGAATAGCATAAGCAGCAATAGCTACCATGATGCCTTCAACTAAGTACTTGATAGCTCTCTTGATAAGTTCACCTAAATCTAAGCCCATTGTTATATATATTATAGTATAACAAAAAAAATTTGCTAAATATAAAAATTATTTAATTATACAAAAGTATTATTCATATAAAATATATTCATTCTAAAACACTTAAATAGTAAATTTTTATACATATATAATATCATTTGAAATGTCTAGTTTTGAAAGAAAAAATTTGGAGAACGGAGAAATTAATCCTAAATATATTGACTTATGCGATGAAGATCCACCTATCGCTGGCCAAAAATTTGCTTGTATGTCTTTTATTTCACCTGAAAAAATATTAAAAAAACGTGAGCTATTTATGTTTGAAGAATTCTTAAAACAATGGGATTTTAATAAATCAATGGGCAAAACATTGGATTTTTTACACTTTTTATCTTACAAATATAATCTAAAGGTTGATGATATTGTATCTGATTTTAATGAATTTGTTAAAGAAGAAGAGACTAAATTGCGAGAATCATCACTAGATGATGATTTCAAAACATTCATGGATAAAAATGAAGATAAATTAGGCGAACAATTCAACCGTTCCCATGCATTCCAAACTTCAGTTCGTGGATTGAAACTACGCGGTGTATACAATACTCAAGAAGAGGCTGAAATGAGATGTAAGAAAGTTCGTGAGGTTGACCCAAACCACGATATTTTTGTAGGACCAGTTGGCATGTGGATTCCGTGGGATCCAGATGCTTACAAAACCGGTCGCATTGAATTCATGGAAGAAGAATTGAACCAACTCCACAGCGAAAAGCTGAAGAATGAGGCTAAAGCTAAAGAAGAATTCGAACGTCGTATTAAAGAGACAAAACAAAAAGCAATCAAAGAAAATATTGAACTTGCAAAGAAGAGTGGTAATAAGTTAACTCAATCATTGAATGAAGATGGTAATCTTGTCGGCGTTAAGGAAACTATTAATTTCGATGATCGTGAAGTCGCAGATAGTGCTAGTGTTAACATGCGCAATGAACTATTACGCGATAACTTGAAGAAAGCTTAGATCTAAAATTGAATTGGTTTAATTATATAAAATAAATTTAATATATAATTAAAATGAGTAAATGCGAACATGGAATAAGAAAATCACAATGCAAGGCATGCTGCGGTTCTGCATTATGTCAACATGGAAAACAAAAACCACATTGTAGAGATTGTGGTGGTTCTGTTTATTGTGAACATGGAAAACAAAAATCACGATGTAAACATTGTCATGGTTCTTCTATTTGCGAACATGAGAAATTAAAATCACGATGTATACAGTGCCACGGTTCTGCATTATGTCAACATGGAAAACAAAAATATCAATGCAAAACATGCGAAGGTTCTGCTTATTGCGAACATGGGAAATTAAAAACTCAATGCACAGAATGCGGCGGTTCTTCTATTTGTCAACATGGGAAACGAAAATCAATATGTAAGACATGCGGTGGTTCTCAATTATGTAAAACCGAAAATTGCGAAACAAGAGGAATTCAAAAGTACAATGGTTATTGCTTACCTTGTTGTATTCAAATACATCCAGAAATAGAAGTATCGAGAAATTACAAAACCAAAGAAAAAGATGTAGTTGACCGTATCACTCAAACATTTGCAAATTTTACTTGGGTCGCTGATAAAAAAGTTCAAGATGGTTGTTCTCGACGTCGCCCAGATTTACTATTAGATATGGGTTCACATATTATCATAGTAGAAATTGATGAAAATAAACATATAGACTATGATTGTAGTTGCGAACATAAACGATTAATGGAATTATCCCAAGATCTGCAACATAGACCGATTGTATTTATTCGATTTAATCCAGATGATTATATGAATCAAGATGGAATATTAGTAAAATCTTGTTGGAATTTAAATAAATTAGGAGTAATGACAATTAAAAAAACAAAAGAAACAGAATGGGAACAACGTATAGATACATTAAAAAAACAAGTCCAATATTGGATAGATAATCCTAGTGAAAAAACAATCGAGATTATTGAATTATTTTATTAGTATTGATTGAGTTCGATGTTATCAAAGCCAAATAAAAAATAGATACGCATGATATCTATTTTTTATTTTTATAGTATTTTGTAAGTATATTATGGATTGCTACCCGAAAACAATCGAGACATTATAACCGATTCCATGTTATTTTCTATCTTAGTAAACAAACGTCTCAATAATTCTTCATCGCGAAATCGAATAGTATATTCCTGCTGCATTTTATTTCGCCCAATTCGACCCATTGATTGAATGATTTTCTGTTGGGTCATATGAGTCAAATCTTTACCAATAAAACCATGACAAAACGAATAATTCGTTCCATAAATATAATCCGATGAAGCAATAATTACATATAATTTTTGTTCATATGCCAATCGTTTCATTATTTCAATATAAGTAGTATTAATATTTGTAGCAAATACACCAATACCCAACAATAGTAGCATTTTCATATCATTATCTACATCCAATTCCATGATTTCACGCGTAATTTCATTGTCTATTCTTGGAATGAATGCATTCGGTGTTGGTTTTTCAGTCCATGCAGTTTGATGCTCTGTAGTATTTGGTACATATTTTCTATCTAAGTTAACATTTTTAATTTGACTTCGCAACATTTCGATTTCTTGTACCATACGAGCAATGTCTTTGTTATTTTCTTCCAATCGATCATCTTTTTTAAATTTTTTATCTTTTTTACGCCCATCGTCTTCATTTGATCCTCCTCCTGATAAAGACGCCATTTTATCCTCCATCATTTGTTGCACTTTTGATAACTTTTGTTGAACTTCGTTATTTATATTGATTTTTTCTGTTATACTTTGCAATACGGTAATTGGAATTTTTGAATATTGAATATAGAATTTTCCGATTTTCTCCACATCTTCTGCGATAAATATAGTAGGACCATCAGTTAATGTATGTGCGTCATTGGTAGTAATTAAAATACCACCTGTCGCAGAAGATAGAGGTTTTTGTACTGAATCCACGCTTTGCGATTTTGTTATAGAATCGCCTGGAGGCTGAACTGGTTTTTCAACTTGAACACTATGGGTTCTTCTTAAATAATTCGAAGAAGGTTTTGGACTATTGTCTGGAAATTTAAGTGTTTGTGTTGTAGTTAAATATTGATGAATTTGTTGCCATTTTGATTTATCCAGCCGTTTCAATGACTCCAAATAATATAATTTCAAAGAATTCATTGTTATATCTGATATACTTGTAAAATAAGAATCGATTTTGTAATTATCATCTAATGCGTTTATTTGTAATATATGTTCAATATATCGAATAATTTCAGATAAATCGAAATATCTTAATAACGTCTTATTCTCATTACAGTGTTCTACACATTTGATTAGTTCATTATAATCAGAATACAATAAATGAGGCAGAACACAACGCCCGTCTTTATTCAATATCGAAATTGTTTTCTTAAAATCACTACTGTGAATAGAATGAATTTCAGCGCCTTCAAATTTTTCACGAAAATCCAAAATGGTATCTGTCATCTCGTTTTCATTCGGTAAAGTAGCGCAAGATAACACCATTTTCGATATTTTATTTTCTACCCAATTTTGATGTATTTTTGCATGTAATTCATGTTCTGGATAATCCATGGTTATAGTTGGTTCATCCCAATATGTTATGATATCTGTTTCAGTATTGAACGCCAACATATAATGCATTGCAGTTAAATAGGATTGCACGTCGCAAATCATGATTTCTACTTTATTTCCGTTGCTATTATCGACTTTACCTATACCACCCGAACGTTTGTTAACAGTATAATTCGCTGCTGCAAAATAATGCAACCGAATATCTGAAGCGGTTTCACATCCAAATGCAAATGCAATTTTCTTTTCCATACTAATTGCACACTTTGCTAATGCTAATCCTACATGTCGAGATACACATATAAAGATTACGCGAAATTTCTCAGATAAACCAATCGGTGATAGTGTTTTACCTGTTCCAGTAGGTGCGATGTATAATACTAATTTGGGTGTTTCTGGTTTTTGTTTGAATATTGTGAATAATTCTTTTTGATGTGCAAATAGAGACATATCTTCATATTTTAATAATACCTTGTTCTTTTCAATGAATTCATATGCATGGTGTATTACATTTGATAAAGTCGTATGTTTATTTGCATATTCAATTACGATATTACTGAACTGGAGTACATATTTATTAACATTCGGAATCGCGCATTTTTTTAATTGAATAATTGTATATAATGACAACGCATATTGAGTTGATTTTTCATACAACGATTTTAATATATTTTTACATAGGTCTAATAAAATAAACTCAAATATCATTGGACGCTTTGAATCTATATTGGAATTCATATTTTGAATTCGCATAATATCTACTTTTTTTGGTGGTTTTGCGTTTTGTTTAATATCTGTAATGAATTTAGCTGTGCCAATCGTATTCATTCCGTACAATTTCATCATTTCTTGAATTTCTTTATCAAAATATTGCTTATACAAATATGATTCATTTTCTGAATTAATATCTATTTTAACAATCTGAAACAAAGACGAATTTACATTGTATTTTATGTTAACATCTTGAAACCCATCTCGAATGAGTTGCAAAACACGTTTTTCATCATCCGATACAGGAACCTCTGTATTGTTCCATTCGGTTTTAGTAAGCTTGGTTTGTTTTAAATCCATTGTTGATGCCTTGGTAAAAATTTAATAAAACTGGTTAAAGATATTATTTATAATATAATTAATTATTTATTTCAATTTTTATATACAATGTTTAGTTTTCTTACAAAATCGAAACAAACTACCAATACAATTGGGTTTGAAGATATTAAATTTGCCATTGATAATCCTACAAAACATATATTGATAAATACCCTTCCATCAAATGATCAAGACATATTAATTAAAACTTCAATTGCACC